TTTATCTTTAAATTTTTTCATAGTTATATTTACTGAATTTAGTTCTAATACATTTTATTAAAATATATAGTAACATCACCCAACATACTTTGTCAATAGTTATTTACTAAGTATTTAGATAGGTTTTTCTTATAAATACTAGAAAAAGAAAGGAATAGAACATGGCAATACCTATAAGTAAATCAACATTTAAATCATATTGTCTTAGAAGTCTAGGGTTTGGTGTCATTGATATTAATGTATCAGATGACCAAACAGATGATAGAATAGATGAGGCTCTGCAATATTTTTCTCAATATCACTATGATGGTATAGAAAAAATGTATCTAAAGTATAAAATTACTCAAACTGATATTGATAGAGCTCGTGCAAATGCTACAACAACATCTGCTGATTCAGTAGATAGTTCTATAACTGGAACTTTTGAAGAAGGGAATAATTTTATTCCTATGCCTGCTGCTGTAATTTCAGTATCTCAAATATTTCCTTTTAGTAATGCACAAACAAATGGTATGTTTGATATTCGTTATCAATTAAGACTAAATGACTTGTATGATTTTTCTTCAACATCTATTATACATTATCAAATGACCATGCAACAATTAGATTTATTAGAACATGTATTAGTAGGAGAAGTACCAATTCGTTATAATCAACATCAAAATAGATTGTATTTAGATATGGATTGGGAACAAGCAAATGTAGACGAATACATAATTATAGAATGTTATCGTAAAGTAGACCCAGCAACATACACAGATATCTTTGATGATATCTATTTAAAAAGATATGCAACAGCATTAATCAAAAGACAATGGGGTGCAAACCTCTCTAAATTTAACGGTGTAGCAACATTAGGTGGGGTATCAATGAATGGTGAACAAATCTACTCTCAAGCAATAGAAGAAATACAGAGACTAGAAGAACAAATTCAATTATCTTTCGAAACACCTATAGACTACATGATAGGATAAAGTTATGGCAGTCAATAAGGCGTTCCATACAAATAATAGTACTTCTATTCAAACAGAAAAAAATCTGTATAGTGATTTAGTAAAAGAAGCTATACAAATCTTTGGGCATGATGTTTATTATATAGACAGAACTACTGTTGCCATTGATAATATTTTAGGTGAAGATTCACTTAGTAAATTTACTTCACAAGTTCCTATTGAAATGTATGTTGAAAATGCTGAAGGTGGATACGAGGGTGAAAAAGAATTGATGAGTCAGTTCGGATTAGAAAATAGAAATGAATTAACATTAGTTGTACACAAAGAAAGATTTCAAGATTTAACAAAACAATTACAGATAGAAACTGCAACAGATACTACAGGTGGTTCTATATTATTAGAGTCAGCAACAATAGACCAATCAGGCAATTCATCTGAATTAGAAACTTTAACTACAGGTAGTGATTTTTATATACTCACAGAAACAGATGCAGTAGCTACTGACAGACCTTACGAAGGTGATTTAGTTTATCATCCTATATTAGGTAAGATATTTGAAGTTAGTTTTGTAGACCATGATGAACCCTTTCATCAATTAGATAATAATCCAATATTTAAATTAAAATGTAAATCATTTGAATATTCATCTGAAGCACTTGATACAGGTATTCTAGATATCGATAGTATAGAAGTTGATGAAAGTAGAAACACAAGAGATTTCCAATTTACACTAGAACAATCAACTGTTCAAAACGAGAACATAAATATACAACATGCTAGAAGTAATTTTGGTTTACTGTTAGAAGAAACTGCTGGTGATAATATAATTGGTGAAGATGATTCTACTTCTGTAGGTACAAACATTCTATTAGAGAATGATGCTGATACAGGTGATGATTCATACCTATTATCAGAAGACTATATAGTAGGTGACTATGTGCAAGATAAGACAGCACAAAATGAATTATTTGATAAATTAGATAACAATGTATTAGACTTTTCAGAATCTAATCCATTTGGCGATGCCGGAGTAAGTGCGTAATGTTAGGAAATAGACAATTTTATCACGAGACAGTTAGAAATATTATTGTGGGGTTTGGTACTCTATTTAATGATATACATATTGTTCGTAAAAATAATAGTGGTGCAATTATACAATCTATGAAAGTACCTTTAGCGTATGGGCCGAAGAAAAAATGGTTGGCAAGACTTGACCAAGACGCTGGACTAGATAGTAAAGTTGCCATCACATTACCAAGAATGGGTTTTGAAATACAAGACTTAGCATACGACCCATCACGAAAATTAAATCGTGTACAAAAATTTAAAAAATCAAAATCAAGTGCTGATGCAAGTGGTAAATTAGATTCGCAATTTATGCCTGTTCCGTACAACTTGAATATTCAATTATATGCAATGGCGAAACAATCGGATGATGCTTTACAAATGGTAGAACAAATACTTCCATACTTTCAACCAGACTATACATTAACAATTAAAGATATGCCTGAGATGGGTGTTGCAAGAGATATACCTATAGTATTGAACAGTATTAATTACGAAGATAGTTATCAAGGTGATTATGCAGAAAGAAGAGCAATCATGTATACTTTAGATTTTACTACTAAGTTTTATCTATATGGACCTGTTACATCTAGTAAAGTTATTAAGACTGTACAAGTTGACCAATATACAGATTTACCAGATGTATCCCCAACAAGAGAACAAAGATATACTGCTACACCAAATCCAACATCTGCAGATGCTGATGATGATTTCGGATTTAATGAAACAACATCCTACTATCAAGATGCAAAAAATTATGACAGTGAATCAGGTACAGATAAGTAATGAAAACTTTTAAAAAATTAAAAGAAGATATAGAAGTAACAGATAAGACTGGTAAAGCTTTAAATTTTGCCAAAGAATATATTAAAACATACAAGAATACAAGAAGACCTACACCAGAAATAATTACAAAGGGTATGGGCAAATTTATACTGAAAGGAAAAGATGAAAAGTTAGTTGCAGACATGTTAAGTGATAAGTCCACAGGGTCTTTAAAAAATGTCAATGTAAAAACTAAAAAGGTGAAATAGTTATGAGTAATAAAACAAAAGATATTCTAGATGAGATTCTAGATATCGAAGAATCGACAGCAGAGCTTGTTGAGAAAAAACCAGATACTCTTATAGTTAAAAGAGATAACACACTTGAAGATGTTGATAGTGATTACAAATATCAAAGAGAAAACTTTTATAATTTAATTGAAAGAGGTCAAGATGCGATTGATGGTATACTAGAAGTTGCCAAACAATCCGACCATCCCAGAAGTTATGAAGTAGCAGGTAATCTTATATCACAAGTTGCTGATGTTACAGAAAAATTATCTCGTTTACAAAGTTCAATGAAAAGATTAAAAGAAGTTCCTAGTAACGCACCCAAGAATGTAACCAACGCATTGTATGTTGGTTCAACTGCTGAACTTCAAAAACTTTTAAAAAAGGATAAGAAAAAATAATGGCTACAGATGTTAATCAATATCTCGGTAATCCTAATTTAAAAAAATCTAATGTTAAAGTAGAGTTTACAAAAAAACAAATACAAGAATATCAAAAGTGTATGGAAGACCCTGTATACTTTATACAAACACACATGAAGATTGTATCTCTTGATGAAGGTCTTGTGCCATTTGACATGTATGACTTTCAACAAGACATGGTAAAAACATTTCATGAGAATCGTTTTACAATCTGTAAACTTCCTAGACAGTCTGGTAAGTCAACAACAATTATTGCATATCTATTACATTATGTTTTATTTAACGAGAATGTTAATGTAGCGATACTTGCAAACAAGTCATCTACTGCTAGAGATATATTAGGTAGATTACAATTAGGATATGAAAATCTTCCTAAGTGGTTACAACAAGGTGTTGTATCATGGAACAAAGGAAGTTTAGATTTAGAAAATGGTTCAAGTATACTTGCCGCTTCAACATCTGCAAGTGCGATTCGTGGTGGTTCTTATAACATTATTTTCCTTGATGAGTTTGCATATGTACCAACATCATTAGCTGAAGAATTCTTTAGTTCTGTATATCCTACAATATCATCTGGTAAATCTACAAAGGTAATGATAGTATCTACCCCACATGGTATGAATATGTTTTACAAATTGTGGACTGATGCAGTAGGTAAAAAGAATGACTACATCCCATTAGAAGTACATTGGTCAGAAGTGCCAGGCAGAGATGAGGTGTGGAAAGAAGAAACAATACGAAACACATCACAGGGTCAGTTTAACTCAGAGTTTGAGTGTGAGTTCTTAGGTTCTATTGATACTTTGATTGCACCACACAAATTAAAAGTAATGCCTTATGTTGACCCAATACAATCTCACGCAGACTTAGATATCTTTGAAAGACCAGACCCAGCTAAAACTTATTTTCTTACTGCTGATGTTTCACGAGGAACATCACAGGATTACTCAGCATTTTTAGTATTTGATGTAACACAAATGCCATATAGAGTTGTTGCAAAATATAGAAATAATGAAATCAAACCTTTATTATTTCCACAAAAAATATATGAGGTTGCAAAAGCATACAACGAATGCTTTGTATTAGTAGAAGTAAATGATATAGGGGAACAGGTTGCAAACGCATTACAGTTTGATTTAGAATACGATAATCTAGTTATGGCATCTATGCGAGGTCGTGCTGGTCAAATACTAGGAGCAGGATTCTCTGGTGGTAGAGCTCAATTAGGAGTTAGAACTACTAAATCAGTTAAAAGAGTAGGATGTTCAAACCTAAAACAGTTAATAGAATCAGATAAACTATTAATACCAGACTATGATATTATGAGTGAGTTGTCTACATTTGTAGTGAAAGGTTCTTCTCATCAAGCAGATGATGGTTGTACAGATGATTTGGTTGCATGCTTATTCATATTTGCATGGGCAGTCGACCAACAATACTTTAAAGAATTAACTGACAATGATATCAGAGAAAGAATGTATAGAGAACAAAAAGACCAACTAGAACAAGACATGGCGCCTTTTGGATTTATCGACAATGGAATAGATGACCCAGAAGTAGAGGTGGATGAGTATGGAACTAGGTGGACTACAGTCGTTAGAGACCATAATACAGATTGGTAGTTATAGGAATGTTGGGTCTAATAAATCGTTATCTATCTTAATTAAACAGTTAGAACAAACTATCTTAGATGAGTCTATAAGTCTTTTTACAGTCTTTCTACTAGCATCATTCATACCCACCCTCTTAATAGTCTTACGAATCTCTTTATCATGAGGATAAAATCTTAAACAAGCTATTTCTGGTTCACCACAATGTATACATTTAGTATTTACTAAATATTGGTTCAAAGAAGAAACTCTTTTACGATAATTTCTTTTCGTAACCTTTTTAATCGTTTCTTTGTACTTTTTATAATGGCTACTTGACATAATATTATTTATATGTTAGAAAACATATAAAAATACAAACTGTAATATAAGTTTTTTATAAATAAGTGAAAGAACAAAGAAATATACAATAGGAGTATGACATGGCGTTTTTAG